ACCAGACAGAGTCCCAACGTCATCTTTTCTTAATCGCAAATTGATTGTGTCCTTATCACCTACCTCGTGGGTAGGCACTAACAATATCTGGCTCCTCGGGAAAAAACCCGAAGACCATGTCGTGTTGTCATAAATACAGGCCGTAGTGTTCTTGACTACTATATTACTTAAATGCTCAGAAGAAATGGTTTCAGTTTTGGGATCGCGCTTTGGTAGCTCTACTGGTGAAGCAGTAAGCCACACATCTTGTTTCTCCACACCAATGTCTACATCTCCTCCATGTGAATATTTGCCAAGCATTCGGATGGTCTTAAGCACAGACCGTGCTAGTTTATAAGAAACAACAACACCACCAAAAGTGAGCATCACTTGTATGGAAGTGCCAACCATCATCTTCATAGAATGTTTCAAAATGTTACGTAACACGCCCCGGCGTGTCCTCAATTCTTTCATCAAAAATTTCTTTCGCAACAAAAGGGCAATATAAATGTACCCAAGGACTGCAAAGAAATTTCGCCAGAACATATTTCGTCCTTGGACCTTGCAAGTGATCCAAACACTAAATAACCAAAAAATCACAGAAGACAGAATCAACTGGGGGTAATATGCCATGTCATATTTAAACATATAAATCCAGGAAAACCGAGTATCTTCGACCCAACTATCAGGAATAAAATCTGTTAATTCCCACGAAATAAACCTCAAACCATTAATTTCATCAATGGTATCAGTTACGTTGTGCATCCAATTTCTCGCATAAAAAGCAGTGGCATCCTTATAATATTTAACGCGCCAATACGCCCTATCAACGCGATCGTATGTGGAGGGTCTAAACCAACCTATACGCCATAACTCGCGTGCGAAGCCGTAAGCGAAAGAAAGGATCCATTGTGCAAACATTATGTAAAATCGCCATTTGTACCATAGAGCAAAACCTCTCTTCCAGTTTGTGTATAGGCCAACTTCACTGACAGCACCAACAGAATTATGCTGTGATGACATTCGGCGGGGTATAGGCTTGATACGATTTGGAGTGCAAATGCTGCAAATCGATTTGTGGAGCACGTGCTGGCACAATTGCTCCTTGCTTATCCTCTCGTTGCTGCGAATAACACTATGTTGAGTTTCAAAATGTTCATCAAGCAATCTATACATCAGCCATTGCAATTGTTCCATATCCAAATCAGTTGATTCGTATTCTTTACCATCACCTCCGACAAACTTAAAAGGAACCGTGGTATAAGCCCGGGTTACTTGAGTGGCATTTTGTTTATAAGGTTTATCATCATACTCATAATGATAAGCATTAAACCTCCAAGCATCAGGGATGGGTTGATCAGCCTCAGCTAATTTACGTCCATCAAGAAAGACACCATCTTTCTTCTGGTAATTTTTGGCTACGTAAGGTTCAATGTGAATGTTAAAACGCCTCAAAACTGAAATCGGCTCTACCGAATATTGATCGGCTTGCAAATTCTTGATATTAGTGGAAGCTCCAACTAACCAAGGCTCTTTTTGTATGACTCCTTTTTCATGCACATCTGCTTTTAAAGCAGTACTTTTAATATTATTGATATAGCGTATGACAGCATCAAGGGGGCTTTGTTTAGCCACTTCGACACGCTCATTGGCCAAATCGTCAAATAATACAGCGAGTGTGTAAGACTTATAATCAGAGTCGAATTTGTCTTTAGCATTCTGAGAACAAATCATGCGACTATCAACTTCAAATTGTTTCCTCTCAGGGTTCTTTATAAAGGCCGTAGCCTTTAGGCAATAATCCGTGAGAGTTGCCATAATTGATGATTTGCCGACGGAAGATTTCCCATAAATGCAAAAGGCGAAGGGTTCTTCTCGCAAACCTCCGGATCTCTCTTGAGACTTAAACTTGGCCGCAATGGAATTTATTTTTTCCAAATTTTTGGCATGATACCGTTTAGAAAAAGTGTCGGTACTTTGCTCAACAAGAGCAGTAGTAGCAATATAAAGATTATCTAGTGCATTGGCAAAGTGAGGGACACTGCAAAACGGTGTGTCCTTGTAGTTACCTGCTTGTACTGCAGGCCAAAAACCAAACACTTCCGCCAAATCCTTGTCATAATCAGCAGATGCTTCATCAGACATAAACAAGGGTTTAAATGTTCTTTGTTGAAAACAAACATGTCCCTTCTCAACGATAAATTGGAAAACATTTAAAAGGGAGTCAAAGAAATCAAAGATTGTGTTTGTATCCCTTGTAAATTGTTCCAATACAAAAGAAAGATTAACTGATGTAAAATATAAATCTTTCTTCCCCCTAACAAGACCGCAGGAGAATGCGGTGGCAATGACTTGAATAATGCGTTTCGTCAACTCATTATCCCTAAGTAATTTGAAATTTCTCAACATGTTTAGAGATTCATCAAAAGAAACCCCTGATTGAGATGTGGGCATATCGGAAACAGTTAATGCATTAAGATCAACTGGCTTCCCAAATAAAACCTCTCCAATTACTTCCCTAAAATTTGTGTCACTATCACTAATACTCAATAAAAATAGGCCAGTCGTGGAAACAAATTGTTCCCAATCAACCGACTTTCTAACAGATCTATAATAGCACAAAACTTTTAAGAAGATGTTAGTGATTCCTTCTGGAAGTGAGCATTCTTGAATAATTTCGTTAATATTATTCAGGAAATCAGCCTCTCCAGACTGGGATTCAACTCCATCAATGATGCGTTTCATCTGTGCCTTCTTCCTCCACAATTTTTCCAAACTAGGGCTTTTCTTATTCTTCTTTCGTTCCTTGCTCCTCTGCCTTCTAACAGATTTCTTCTTTCTTTCGAATTTATTCCTCCAGGCTTCCTTCCTATTATATTCGAAGCAAGTTGTTAGCATTTCAGTCAATACAAAAGTTGTGTACATAATTAATAAAAGACACAACCATTGCATTGAACTGAAACCCGTGTTGGTGGGTTTGCGTGTTCAATGCGGCGGGCCACGTTTTAATCACGTCATAGGTTCGTGAACCTCTGTGATGTCCATTCTTTGCTAAGAGCAAGCTCTTTCAAGTCGTGAGAACCATGACCCTATGGTTCCCCGTCCGTTAAAAAACGACCGGGCGTGTTAGGGTTTCGACGCTTTCAATTATTGTGCCAGTCGAATAGGCGAATAGTCATATCATCCCTCAAGTTCTACTCTTTGGGGTAGGCTTTTATAGAGTAATGGAGCAGAGAACTCCAATGCATCTCTTAATTGATTAACTTCTAAGTTTAACCACTTGGTTAATCGGAACTAGTGGGCGTTAAAAGAAACGCGGTGCGATAGGTTATTCCTATTATCGAGTCAAATCAAAATCAATCATTCAAATCTAATCCTAATAGATTAGTTAACCGGGATTTACCCAAACGGTTACATTAAAAAGAATTCTTGAAATTTCATATCAAATCAAATAGACGCAGGCTAGCTGTGGTTAAGCAATACTGCTGTTTAAGATACTATATAAATAGTCCTTCCATAGTGTCCTATCGGAAGCTTTTTTGGTCCTTGACCAAACATCCTGTGTTTAGAAAACGACATAGAATAATACAGGAATATATTCCACGCCAAGAATAACATAGTTGTGATACTAACAGTTTATAATACAAATAAAGCGAGTAACTACGACTGTTGTGAAACAGCCAATAGAACTTTCTCTTTGATTATAAACTGGCGCTGCAGTAGGCGCCAGCAAATAAAACTCATAAATGAGTGTCATAAACTGTTAACAACAACATAAATCAATATAAATACTGAACTACATTATCCTCAAGTGATGCAACTGTGCCGAAAGGCAC